TCAGAGGAATTTATCTATGTTTTTTACGTCTCTTATCTTGATGTCAGGCATTACGTGAGTATAGATATTCATCGTTGTTTCGAACTTCTCATGCCCGAGGAGCTTCTGAACTGTCTTGATCGAGGTTCCTTCCTCGAAGTGCCTGGTAGCATAAGAGTGCCTAAGTCCTCTCACTGTAACCTCTGTAATCTCTTTTTGCTTGCAGAGCCTTTCCAGGTGCCTTACAGGTGTCTTATTAAAGATATAAGTCTCCTCTTTTCTGTTCGGGTTGGTAAATACCAATCCGTTTTTTGATTTTGAATCCCATGACTTAATCTCTTGCTGCAGTTTAGCGGATAATGGGATGGATCTCCTTGAGGCTTTAGTCTTTGGATCTCCCTCGATATCCTGGTACGTCCCGTCATCCATTTTAACCCGAGACAGCGATCTTTTTACCTGGACATGCTTTTCCTTGTTGATGATCTTGAAATCGCTCCAGCGAAGCGCCAGGGCTTCTCCTAGCCTTAAGCCTGTACCCAATACAAAATAAAGCAACCGGTGCACAGGATTGCTCAGATCAAGAGCGTCAACCAGTATTCGCTGTTCCTCCGCAGTCAGTACGGCGGTTGCATCTTCTTCATCCAGCTTCTCTTTTTTCATGCTGATCGCGTGCGCAGGGTTATAGGTGATTACCCTATCCTCCATGCCGAGCACCAGGGCCCCATTAATGATAATGTGAATCAGTTTAAGTGTGCTTGCACTCACAGAGAGCTCACTGTACCAAGTCCTGATCTGAGTGCTCTGGATCTGGCCCATGGGAAAGTATAAGAAGGGGCAAATATGCTTTGATTTTTCTGTCTCGGTTATGTGGGTATGGTAGATACTCTCATATCTCTGCAGCGTTTTAGCGCTTACCACGGGCTTCTTGAGGGTGTACAGATATTTCCTGATGTATATATCTAATGTTGACTGATCCGCGTGAGGATTATACTCCGGGTTTTGCTGCAGGTAATCGGTCATCTTCTGTCTGGCGATCTCCCTGGATTTAGAAGAAAACCTTTTATACACTGCCTTTCCAGTATCTGGATTATTCCCTATTTTTATTTTAGCGATATATAGACCTCTATTCTTGTCGAAAAATATGGACCCTTCCCCGTTTGCTCTGACTCTCTTCTTGGCCATGGTTACACCTCCTAGAAAAACGATATGGATTGTATTACTTTCCCTAAAATATGCACTTCACTATCAGGCATAAATATTACCTGGGTCGTATGAGCTGGGTTGAAGCTTTCAGGAATCAATGCAATATGATCATCGTCAGAAAACATAACTCTCTTCACTGTAGCTTCATTGCCGTTAATTCCAACTACAGCAATATCTTTATTATCTACTAAATCTGTCTTCTCAACGATAATAATTGATCCCTCCTTGAAAACTTTATCCATTGAGTCTCCCTTAACCTTTAAAGCGTAGTAGGTTTTATTCTTAGGGAGTCTATTTCTATCTACCAATACGTGATCTTCAATGTTTTCAACCGCCAAAATTGGTGTCCCAGCTTTCACTGTTCCGACAATTGGAACCTTGATGTCTAAATCAACATTAATAAGTTCGTCTTCAAATTTTAGTCTATCTTCCTCATTCATCTTCGGAATTATGGGATTCATATAATCTCCTTTAGAGTGTACAACAAGATACGTTAAATCAACTTTTAGTGCATCCGAGTATTTCATCAATAACTCTAATTTAGGGCTTCTCTCACCATTTTCGATTTTACTGATTGTGGAATGGCTCACTCCCATCTTCATGGCAAGTCCTCTCTGACTGAGCCCACGACTCAATCTCAATTCTTTAAAAAAATCTCCAGCATGTGTGCTTGTTGCCATTATTGGACACCTCCCAAAGTTGATTATACGCTAATCGTGGTCACTATTGTACACATCTTTTCAATTTTGTGAATAAATTGTTGACTTATGTACTCAAACAAATTATTATGGATTCATGCGGATACAAAAGTAACCAGTCTGTTAAGGAGGTGAGAAATTTGAAGCTTAATAAAGATGAACTTTTTAAGTCCATGGGCGTTCACAATTACACAGTGACCCAACTCGCAAAGGAAATGGGTGTATCTAGGTCAGCCCTTCATAAAGTTATCTCAGGCCAGAGAGCGCCAGGAAATAAGATTTTAGAAGGAGTCACTAAAGTTTTTGGTCGTGAAGAAGCTATTAATATTTTGGGAATTTAATCCCATTTTATTTTTTGCACTATGTATACTTTTGTATCCATTCTGTTACGACATACAAAATCCATAAATGAAGGAGGTGTTAACGTGAAGACCATTTCCGTACGTGAGTTCGTGAAGCTGACAGGCATCAAGGAGGGGCAGGTAAGAGATCTTACCTTTGCAAAAGGCTTTCCCTGTGTCCGGATTGGAAGAAGAGTCCACATCTATGAAGAAAAAGCCCTGGAGTGGCTAAACAAGCATGAGGGCAAGACAGTACAGATCAAAAGAACACTATTTTAGGAGGTAAAGCCATGAAAAAGAAGAAATTCATCGCCATCGATGCGCTGTCCATTGAGTTCCTTGGGGTACCCGTTGGGATCTCGTTAGGCATTAGGGCCGAGAAGGAAGCCGCAGTTCTATTGTCTGAAGACGATGAAAAGGCACTCAAAGAAGCCTTTAATACCTTTGGAGAAACGCTGAAGAAGATCATAAGAGGAAACAAGAAGCTCGAGGCGTGGATCCTGGATAAAGAAGAGCCGAAAGAGAAAGACTGCGAGAACTGTGACGAAAAGGAACGCTGTGAAAAAGTGAATTCCATGTTTGACCAGCTGATGGAGGACTTGAGGAAATGAAACTGGTAGAGAAAGCAGTATTCTTCAGCGGCCTCATCGCTTTTGTCTGTTTCATGGCCGCACTGGTCCACTTTTTGAAACAGCTGGGGCTGAAGTAATGACCCCGGAGATGAAGGAGAAGATCCTTCAGGCCAAAAAAGCAAAAGGCATCACTTGGTCACAGATGGATACAGAGACTGGAGTTTCGAAGGGTACACTGCAGCGTTATTTCTTAGGTATGCACAAATCCATCAGACTCTACACATTCATGGATATCCTCGACTCTGTTGGCCTTGAACTCTCCATTAATTTGAAGCCGATAAGAAGCCATCAGGATCTTATAGATCTCGCGAGGTCAAAACCTCTTCCGAAGAAAATAAGTTCTGTATCTTCCTTATACCGTTTCATTCGGGGTGAAAATGTCAATACTGATACAGCCTACAAGATACTCGTCGCACAAGGTTTAGAACCAAGAATAATTTAGGAGGTGTCCAATGAGAAATTACGATGACTACGAACTGGTGATGCACAAGATCAAAAGAAACCTGATCATCCAGGAGAGAAGGAAAAAGAAGCTGAAGGTTTACAGAAGGATCATGGTACCACTGGCAATCATTGCCCTGGTGGCCACAGCTTTCCTTGATTCAGAATCAATTATCCCCGGAATTGTACTGTTTGCCAGTGCAGCGCTATTCGCTCTACTGGGGTGGAAGTCAGGAGTACTGGAATGAGGACAAAAGAAAAGAGCCCCTGCCAGGGCCCAAAGGTGTTTTTACAAGACCATTATACCACAGGAGGTGGAAAGTTGAATCAGAATCTTACGGTGGAAAAAGCCGCGGAGCTGGAGAGACATCTCAATGATCTGATTCTGCAGAAAGCGCTGCTTCGCATGAGAATAGGAAAGATTGATGCGGAGATCCAGAACATCAGATTCCAGCTGTACCCAAGAGAGGAGGATAAATAGATGTGGATTAGAACACAAAACGGAGAAGAACTCGTCGATGCCGATAGGATCAAAGCGATTCGCCTGGAAAATGGAGACGTGAATATCCTGGCCAAATTACCAAGAGAAACAGTGATCCTGGGAACCTACGGAAATATTCAGGCTGGGCACATCATGGTTGATATTTGGTTTGTCGTAACAGGAGGACGTAAGGACGTCCACAAAGAGTTTTATGTAATGCCACCAAGATGGGAGGGTAAATAGATGAAGAAAGAGGCTTCTGGATGCAACTACTGCAATAACGGGAAATCATTCAACATCAACGGTGTCGAAGATGCACGGGTGGAAAGCTACATCATCGGAAATGAGCTGATCACATATCTGACTGCAGGTGACTACGACCCTCACAACTATTCAAAAGTAACCATCACCAACTGCCCTTTCTGCGGAACTGCAGTACATCCCGCCCCAGACGAAGAAATGGAGGAGGTTCTAGATGAAGAAGATTAAACGTGCTGACTACATCCGGTCACTAAGTGACGAGGATCTCATGATGTACATCTATCGAAATAGCCGGTACTTCACCAAAGGGATGAAACGTCTCACGGAGTGGC